CACGGCGAGGGCTTTGTTCGCGGTCGTGCAATAGCTAAAGCTCTTAAAGAGAGCGAGCTAATCTAATGGGGTTTTTAGATAACTACGAGGACGTAAACGCACGTATCAAACGCTTTAGAGCTGAGTTTACTACCGGTAGATTAGTCGCATATATTGAGAGCTTTGATATCGAAAAAGGCACGATCCTTGTAAGAGCTGAGGCTTATCGTGAGTACGAGGATACGGTGCCGAGCGCGGTCGATTACGCTTTTGGTAACGTAGCAACTTATCCCCAAAATATGCGTAAGTGGATGGTAGAGGACACAATTACCTCAGCTTATGGCCGCTGCATAGGCCTATTAACTCCGAGCCTTGAGCACTCATCGAGGCCTACGGTGCAGGATATGGAAAAGGTAGAGACTTTACCTGCAAGTGCTGATCCATGGAGTACTAAGGCCTCGATCGAAGATATGGCAACGATGGCAAGTGCCGTACTAGAGATCGGTAAAGAGCTAGGCGGTGAGTTAGTAGCTGCTGCGCCAAGGTGCCCTCATGGCACGATGATATGGGCCGAGGGTACGGCTAAGGCAACCGGTAAACCGTGGGCAGCTTATAAGTGCACCGAGAAAAACCGAGCCAATCAATGTAACCCGTATTGGCACGTACTCGGATCAGATGGAAAATGGAAGCCGCAAGTATGACAAAAAACCGGCTAACCATTTACATACTTATTTTTGAGGTAATCTTACTAATAGTTATGGGTTATTTACTATGGGCGAAATAACCTACATAAAAAACGGGATCGCTTTAACGGTCCACGACGACGGATCGACAAGTGCTACGCCGGTAGATAAGTGCGATTACTGCGGCGAGTGGGTTAGTCAAACAGGCGGTTTAACTATTCGCGATGTAGGCCTAGAGGTCGTAACGTGGTTGTGTGCAGAGTGTCGAGCCTAGTTAAAGTTATTCTCGATAGAGCTCAAGAAATCACGGCGCACCGTGTAGGCCTTGAGCGAGGCATAGCTTTTAACTCTGATCCTAAGGATGCTAGTAATTACGGGCAGACTTATACAAACTATCACGAGCTGATATGGCAACACGCAGAGGGCTGCGGTGCAGAGATGGCGGTAGCTAACTATTTTGGCGATTACGGCTTTGTACCTAAAACCGATAACGCGCACGAGGAGGCAGACGTAGGCGCTAACATCGAGGTTAAATGGACCAAACACGCTAACGGGCATTTAATCTTACAAAACAGGGGCGAAGGTAGGCCTAACGATGTAGCTATATTAGTTACGGGATGGAGCCCGGTTTATGTGCTACTCGGATGGATGCCGGTACATATGGCTAAGCAACCTAAATACAAACACCCGTATCAAAATAATTACTGGGTGCCTCGATCTAATCTATTTGAGATGCAATACCTAAAGAGGTCTAATTATGGCGTATAAAACTAAGTGCCGTTTATGTGGCAAAGTAACAGAGCATATAGAGCGCGTAGTAACCGATAACCTGCCGCCTTACGTTAAGTCGCTCCAATGCGTTAAATGCGGTGTTATGGGTATTGTCATGATGGAGGACGTTAAAGATGCCTAGACAGATATTAGATCCTGCCTCGAGTATGAGGGCGTTTTATTTCGATAAACAGGATGATCGCGTGTTGTTTGGCGATATTCGCGAGGACGAAGCTCATACGCTTTGTAACGGGCAAAAGATACATATAAAACCTGATGAGGTTATGGATTTTAGAAATATCCCTTATCCCGATAGTAGCTTCCAAATGGTTATATTCGATCCTCCTCATTTATTAAAGTTAAGCGAAAAATCGTGGATGCGAAAAAAATATGGAGTATTAGACTCTCAAAATTGGCGCGAGGATATTGCACAAGGTTTTACCGAGTGTTTTAGAGTATTAAAAGACGGTGGGACTCTCGTATTTAAGTGGAACGAAACCTCTATTTTGTTAAAAGAGATCCTTACATTAACGGATCAAAAACCAATATGCGGACATCCCTCAGGCAAACGTATGTCTACTCATTGGGTACTATTTATGAAATCCGAGATAAACAATGTTTAAGGTATTAGATCTATTCTGCGGTGCAGGTGGGGCCTCGATGGGATATCACCGTGCCGGATTTGAGGTTACAGGTATTGATATTAAGCACGGTAAGCGTTACCCGTTTAAGTACATACGTAGAGATGTAATGGAATTACGTCCGGAGGATCTAGAGGAGTACGACCTCATCCACGCCTCGCCACCGTGTCAGACTTATAGTATTACTCAGCATCTACGTAAGGCTCAAGGTAAAAGCACGAGTAAGAAAGATTTACTCGCTCAAGTGCGCTCATTACTCGTGGCATCCGGTAAACCGTACATAATCGAAAACGTTAAAGGTGCACCGTTAATCGATGCGGTACAGGTATGCGGCTCGGCGTTTGGTCTTAAAGTACGTAGGCACCGGCTCTTTGAGTCTAACCTTGAGCTAAAGGGTACAGATTGCCACCATAAGCAACAGGGTAAACCCGTCGGCATATATGGCTCAATGCGTGATGAGATCCCGGGCGGTGGACATACAGCTAAAACTATGGATCAAGCTAACGAAGCTATGGGTATCGATTGGATGATATGGGGCGAAATGGTAGAGGCTATTCCACCGGCCTACACGCACTATCTAGGTCTGCAGGTTAAACTATGAGTTATCCACATAAGTTATCCACACGTGTTAATAGGTTGTGGGACACGCTCAAGCGCACGCTCAAGATTGACATATATTTGACTAGAGGACTACGCTCCATACTCGCAGGCGAGCCGCTACCGCGGATAGCTCGCAGGCGTAGTTTGGTGCTTTTGGCCGGGCTATTGCTATTTAGCAATATGCCTGCATCACAAGCTATAAGCACACAAAGAGATAAAGAAAACTACAAACTATATGCTCATATAAAACTATTAAATGCTAAGCAATATAGATGCTTAGAGATCCTATGGAATAGAGAAAGTAAATGGGATCCTCGAGCCAATAACCCTAAGAGCTCTGCGTTTGGTATACCTCAGATGCTTAAGATGAAAGAGTTAGATCCATTTAAGCAGATAGATCTCGGGCTTAAATACATAGCTCATAAACACTCAACACCTTGTAGAGCCTTACACTTTCATAATAAAAAGGGATGGTACTAATGGTACGAGGTAGGCAGGATCCACGTGTAAGTCAAAAGTACAAGAAAGCAAGGCTCGTAGTCCTAGCTCGTGATGGATACACGTGTGCTTATTGTGGGCAGGATGCTACGACGGTGGACCATATACAAAGCATCAAGTCCGGAGGCGATCCGGTAAGCCTTGAGAATATGATCGCCTGTTGTGCTCGATGCAATAGCGCTAAGGGCTCACGCTCACAAGGCGTTTTTTTAGCATCGAATTCTACCCCCCCTGCCTTTCCAAGCAATATCTCCCCGAGGACCACTAGTACGGTCCTAGCAGGTCCGTGCACGGGCCAACCCGAGCAGGATTGATAGGAGTATGGACAATATGAAACCGCCCCGTAAGGGGGCTACTGAGCCTCGCCTACATAGTCCCTACATCGAGGGCAAAAATCGCGGCGATGAGGTAGCGCAGCTTGCAGACTCGATCGGCCTGCCGCTTTTACCATGGCAAGATTTTGTAATTAGGGACATGACCGCTATCGATGACGAGGGCATGTTTATCAGGAAAACAAATTTAGTTTTATGTGCAAGGCAACAGGGTAAGACTCATCTCGCGCGCATGATGATGCTCGCGCACCTGTATTTATTCGACTCTAAAAACGTAATTATTATGTCCTCTAATAGATCGATGGCCTTAGACACCTTTAGGCAAGTGGCCTACGCTATCGAGGGTAACGATGGCCTAAGCCAAGCCGTTAAACAGATCCGGTTTGCTAACGGTACCGAGAGTATCGAGATGAAAAACGGCGCTCGCCTTGATGTCGTAGCTGCGACCCGTGACGGCTCACGCGGTCGTACGGCGGACCTGCTCTATATCGATGAGGTACGAGAGATATCCGAGGAGGGTTTTAGAGCTGCAACGCCTACGACTCGTGCCCGGGCTAATGCTCAAACCTTGCTTACCTCTAATGCCGGTGATGCCTTTAGTACGGTGCTCAATGATCTACGCGAGAGGGCCCTTAGTTTTCCGCCTAAAACGTTTGGCTATTACGAGTACTCAGCTCCTCAGTTTGCAGCTATCACCGATCGCGATGCGTGGGCCATGGCTAACCCGGCACTCGGCTATACCGTTACCGAGGAGGCCCTTGAGGAGGCGGTAGCTACGCAACCGGTGGAAACTACAAAGACCGAGCTTTTATGCCAATGGATCTCGAGTACGCAGAGCCCTTGGCCGCATATGTCGGTAGAAAATGCCGGAGACAAAGATCTAAAAATGTCACCGGGACCCCTTACTATTTTTGCCTTTGACGTGGCACCGAGCAGGCGCGACGGATCTTTAGTTATGGGTCAGATATTGCCGGATGGCCGTATCGGTGTTGCCGTGCTCGAGATCTTTCATAGTGACGTATCTATCGATGAGCTCTTTATGGCCGACCATATTGCCAAGTGGTGTAAAGACTTTTACCCTCGGACCGTTTGCTACGACAAGTACACGACCGCCTCAATAGCCAAGCGCCTCGAAATTAACGGCGTACACATCACCGACATATCCGGGCAAAAGGGGTACCAAGCCTCAGGCGATTTACACGAGGCACTAGCTAATAACCGATTAGTACATAGCGGCCAAGATGAGCTCGTGAGTCATATGGCTAATTGTGCAGCTAAAGAGTCCGATGCCTCGTGGCGTATCGTCC